GGCCTTTCGATTTAATATTCAACTAATAATCAAAGATTTATATTTTAATTTGTTTGCCGAAACACTCTAAAATCTCTATTTCGGTTATTTTTCGGCAAACACTCCATATAAATTTCAATTCTCCGCCTTCATCATATGGCTTCCTCACAAAGATACATTTTTATATGAATTAGAGTTCTTCAAAACAAAATCTTTTTTAGGCAATAATGAATCAAATAAAAAAGAGGATACAGTAACTCGCACCCTCCCATAAAACAATTATCGAACAATACAGTTCATAGCCTCCAAGACATTCAACGCCACTTCCTCGTCCTTTCTCTTGAGATCTTCGAATACGTCCCCAAGTGAATCCTCTGAGGTTAAAGCCAAAAACACAAACCACATCAAGATTTCCTTGTATTGTTTATCGTGGCTTCTTACTATGTCTTGATCCTTTCGAGCTTGCTCATTACTTCTATATTGTTCTTCTTTCAATTCCTTGAGTTGAGAAACATAATCATCGATAGCCATGACAAGTACGGTACTCAATGAGTAGCGATCATCGATCTTACGTCCAGTACACTCTTGGAAGAAGTCAACGGCTGGCATAACCTCTCGATCTCCACATAGCGTTCCAAGTTCGTCATGAACAAGTTTCTCAGGTTTGCTAAAACCTATATTTTCCAAGAAAGTTACCACTAATTGAGCTTCTTCATTTATAAAGTACACGTTTTCCAATAAATCTTTGATCTCTTTGAATCTTTTCATTTTCTTTTGTTTTAATTTTATTTGTTAGTATCTTGGTTACCGCAAATCAAGCAAGATACAATTATGGATGACATAAACATATACGAGAACGGGTAGCGCTAGCGTTTGATATTCCATGCCCAGTATGCGGTAGAAAACCTAAATGCGAGTTCACCATAGGGCGAAATTATATTTATCATGGCTGTGAGCATGATGAAATTTTCAATCTCGTAGAAGCACGCATAGATAAGTTTACTTCACAATATCAATGTCCTAAAGGTCTTGTTCGGAGGGTATTTCACGCACGATAGCCTTTCCTATCATCAAGAATCTCATATGAATGGAGCTAACCAAGTCATCATCTGAGAATCCTTCGGTTTCCTTTAATATGAAATCGATTAGTTCTTTTTTTGTGATTCTCCCTTCTGGATTTAAGAACACTTGCCTTAAAGGAATAGATCACTCAATCATATTTCAATTTCTTACCCACCAAAAATCCCTAGCTTTAATTTTCGCAATAATCCTTTGACCGCTCCTATCAAGCAATCCTAAATCAGTTTTCAAGACTAACCCTTCAGCATCATATGTAGTATCTTCAGCGATCAATGACTTGTAGCCATTACTAACATACTCAATCGCTTCCTCGAATGTCATATAGCCAATCACTGGAACTACCTTGATTGCCAGATCGCCAGCTATCTCCTCTATATCAGGTCTCCTTAACCACCATTTATCAATCTTTACATCGAACAAAATGAAGCTTACCTCATCCTTGATATAGCGACCTCCACCTTTCTGAATCTTCATACCTATATTCATCATAAGATAACAACCGTGTTTTATAAGTATTCAAATCAAGCATGTCTTCTTAGTTGTAATCCGTTAATAAATTTATTGATCTCATCCGGTCCTTATCCCAATATAAGTATATGTTGTACCAACATTTGAGTGATTCAATACCTCTTTGAGCATCATCAAGGATTCTTGGCTTCTCCCGTTTGCCTCGTAAAGATATCTGCCGAATGTTTTACGAAAGCTGTGGGTGGAAAAATGATCAATGGAAAGATTATATCTATCCTTGACATCTTTCAATCTTTTATTGATCTGCCAAATCCCCATAGGCTTGTTCTTATATCCTTCAAATAAATAAGAGTTTACCGAAGGCTTCCCCATTAAAGTATATAATTCCTTTATGATACTAACAGTCTCATCATTCAATCTCACTTCCCGGTTCTTCTTTGTCTTTTTCTCTATCAAGATTATACTATTTTTATTTAGCACATTTTCCCATTTCAACATACGAATATCCGACACCCGTAAAGCCGAAGCAAATGCAATAGTAAAATACAATTCCTCCCAATAAAGCCTATCCTCGCGCAATTTTTCTAATGTTGACAGAAACTCTTCGTATGGAAGATAATCAGACTTTGTTAATACACCTTTTTTTGCCATAACTCTTAATAATTTTGTTTTAATTCTTAGGCAAAGCTACAATTACATTTTAATATAATGCTCTAGCCTTCTCAGCCTTGCTTGAACAGGAATTTATATCATCAGCTACTAAATAAGTGGTATTTTTACTAACTGACCCAGACATGGTTCCACCGGCTTTCGTAATTTTTGATTCTAGTTGTTTGTCTCGAATACCGGTAAAGCAAATCTTCATCCCGGATAATGATGTTCCCAAAGGCTCATCTTTCTCCCAAGCAATAGGAATCTCGTTCCCCCTCACCCACTCAACAAAACCTTGACACTTGTTCGAGAACTCATCTATCATCTTATCACCTACCCCTTTTGTCATAGACATGATTTTTGTCATCACTAAGTATCCAGCAAATGTTAATTCTCCAGAGATCCATAACCTCAAGGTCACATTATCTACATTAGACAATAAGATTGTTGCCTTCTTCTCTCCTATTCCATCAAAACAATCGGATGCTTCCATTAACTTAGGGAGAGAAACACCATCATCAAAAATGCCTCGGTTCTTCTCTATGATCTTGCTAGCGGTATCGTAACCAATGCCATCTATCTTCTGTAGCGTTGAAAGATCCGTATGAAGAAGATCTCCCGGGGACTTGATCTCGGAGTTAAAGATCGCCTTCAAGGTTTCCTCTCCTATCTCATCATACTCCAACTTCTCGCAGAAGTAAATCAACTTAGCCAATAATCTACCGGGACAAAGCGGGTCTGGGCACATACGCTCGACCAAGGAGTCATTCCAGACTGTTTCCTTCCCACATGAAGGGCAGAGCTTGAAAGCTTCCTCCACGACATCATTGGATACAGGATAAATTACGTCTTGGATTTTTGGTATAACCATCCCGGAACGGATTATTTTTATCTCAGCGCCAGTACCAATACCATTATCAAAACAAAACTTAGCGTTATATCCGGTAGGATTGTTAATTGTAGCCCCTTCTAGCTCTACAGCGTCAACAGCCACAGTCGGTTTTAGATATCCGGATTTAGACACCTTGCAATTGACGGATTGAACAGTGGTGATCTCAGCATCCGTAAACTCTTCAGGTTTATAGGCTACGGCCCACTGAGGATTGCCTGTTGATGGGTGACGGCCAATCTCTTTCCAACGCCTCATATTGTTCACGTAGATAACAAGGCCATCAATAGCAAAATCTTGACTCCAACTATCAAATAACTCTTTAAGGAATGAGGCGTTCAAAAAGCTGGCAAATGTATGAAGTATTCTTGCCACATAAACAAAATATGCTTCCATGTGGTCAAGGAGATCTATATAAGAAAATTATCAACCCCTTCTCCAAAGGCTCCGTATCGCATAAAATACACGTGTTTAAGTAATTCCGAAGGCGGATCGTCTCGCCTAAATAACCCAGCCACGGTGTTCCTCGCAGATTTATATGGTTGACCGTTCAATGGATTTATCTTACCTTCGAAATTATCTTTCCATATTGATTTTGGGATAATAGCCTCGCCAAAGGTATATTCAACAGGAGCATTGTCATGATGCCATACAGAAGACATTAGATCCATATGTCGCTTACAGTCCATCCCTTCATTGTCGTTACCACCTCTGGAATATGTCATCCAGTCATTCTCATTGCATAACAAGCTAATACCATCATATTTTGGAGTGATAACCACATCGTCATTTGGTCCTATACCAACTTTATCGAACCACAGACATAGCTCCTCAAAAGTCTTCACTTTATCCAACGATCTCATCGGGAACGGCAGTTTTACTTTCCGATCCACAATATCCATTCCCGGTTCCACCTTTTTAAACCACTCATGATCCGGATTGATGGATCTTAACTCATCAACCAATATGTCATAAGCAAAGTCTGTCATGATAGGAGTACCTTGCCGGTACTCCTTATTTGCTCTTACGATTTTATCGTAGATTTGTTGTTCAATATTGTTCATCTGATTATCTTTGTACTCATAATATAAAATGTATCATGGAAAACAAATTGTTTGATTATTTCAAGGATTCAGGTAAACTCTATGGGCTAAGTGGCGATCAGTTGGTTAAATTCCAACAAGCATGCAACAAAGCTGTATGTGACAACCCTACTTTAGATTTTAATGATCTTCTGATAGTCTGTCAAGTTTACCTAAACACTATAAGAGATTTTCCAGATATGGTTATTTAAACGATATGCTCTTTGCTATTTTTTCTATAGCCATTCGTATCTTGTGTTCAATAATCTCAGCGGTATCATCACTTTGCGTATTGATAACTATGAGATTCCCGATCAATAAAGAAATGTTGACTAAAACTGTTTTATCGTTTCCTTTTTGATTGTTCATTTTGATTGATTGTTTTTAATTGCATGTCTTAGTTTTTGACCATAAGATCTATTATCTCTCTGGTGATGTTGGTTCTCAATCCGGTAAAGAAGCTCTCCTTTGGTTCGCAAGTTTTCCATAGCGATCTTCTTCATCTTCTTATCATCTCCAGTGAGAACACGATCGTATGCCTCGTCCAAAGCATATTTAAAACTTTTGATAAACGCTCCTCTATAACTAGATGACAATCTATCATAGATATAGTTGAAAGATTTGATAAGATCCAAATTGTCGAATTTCTTATCAAAGATCAGCTGGCGGATGCGTTGAGCGGATCTTTCTCCTCCTCCAGTATAAAACTCCACAATTTGATTTTCCATCAAATGATCCAATTGCTCCGGAGTTGCGTTTTCAGAAATATATGCTCCATGTTTCCGGATAGCAGGAAGGATTTCCTTAGCAATCTTCTTTCTGAACGCTTTTGCTGTTTCTGATTTTGCCACCATAGCTAATTCATAAAAATCTGATTCTAAGATAAATAAATCTAACCCAACTTCTTGGGTCAAATATCTATCATCTATTTCCGACAAATATTTCTTAATATTGTCCCATCGAATTGTTTTGGTTATGTTTCCATTCCGTTCCCTCTCTCTTTCAAAACCAAGCCCAATTGCTACATCTTTCAAGTTTAGAAAAATTTCTCCACCTATCATTTGTTGGTAATTAATACCATCAATCATTTCTGTTACTACATTTTGAATTTGTTTGTTCATGATTACTTTTGTGATTTTTGACTATTGGACATAAAAACTTTACCATTCTTATCGGTTCCCACTGGATGAAATGTGGTCGTTCCTCTATCGTGCATCTGGATAGCTAATCTTGCGTCCCATATATCCTTCCAATTTTCAATTGAATACCCCATGAATCTGTGCTGGTTCTCAAATTTAAATTCTACATTATATAATAATTCGTTAGTAGTGAGATCAAGTACCTTACCAACACGCATTTTTACTATTTTCATTTTGTATTAATCGTTATTCCGTTCGTTATGAGGCTGCCATTATACAAACAGGGCCTTATGTATTCCAGTGTTTCAAAATTCTTCAAGAAATCATCTATCGCTCTTACGAACATCCTTTGCTCTAATGGATCTGTAGGAGCATCCTCACGTTTATAGATAACGCAATCTTCCCATGCTCCATTTTCCATTTTCTGTCTTCCTATATTTATTACGACATATAAATGATGCTTGTAATAATAAGTGTTGTTTTCTTTTAATTCGTATTTTTCCATTTTGTGATAGTTTTTAGTGTCCACCAATCCGAAAAGGAAAGGTGGACGTGGTTATTATTAAGCTTCTACTAATTCTTCTACTCTTTCTTCCCAAAGCTGGTGGATCAATGTTCGTCCCTCATGATTCCATCGAATAATTGACTTGAACGGAGAAGGTGACAATAAGGTTTGATGCTCATCTGTTACTTTCCAGCTACCGGATTTCCCTGTCAATACTCCCTTCTTACATAAGAATTGATTCAATACTTGAGATGTCGTTCTCAATTCCGTAGCGATAGTCGTAGTAGTAAAGTAATCTCGATTCTCTACCATACCAGAGTAATATTCCACCTTCGGCTTATCCTCTTCGATCTTGGCTTCCTGTTCCTCTACCTTTTGTTGTAGATGAGCGGATAGAAGAAGAGCATCAGAGAATTTCTGAGGAATCGGAAATCCTCCAAAATTAACGTTACCATGATCGAAAGGAATTGCAGATATAAATCCACTCGTTCTCAAGTTGTTAAAGGTGTAATATTGGATGACAGATCTAGGTTGATCGACTTGTATGAGGCGTGCGTACAACAAGACGCTCATATAAGGAGTGTTTTAGAGACGTTGGAATCCCAAATTATTGGGGAAAGGTATATGCAGGCAAGGCAAAACGCCAATGGTCAATATGTCCGTGATGTAGAAGCTACGAAGAAAATACAAGGGAGTCAATTCATCAAGATCATCAAGGGTATTGCCGAATCTAAATTGTACGGTTATACACTGATTGAGATTAACCCTACAACCGATCCTATTACGGGTAAATTGAATGACGTAAATCTCATCGAACGCCGCAATGTATTGCCTGAACAAAAGACCGTATTGAAACGTCAAGGCATATGGCTTCCTAATTGGGATCTTGAGGCTCCTAAATATAAGAAGAATTATATCCTTATAAACTCTGGTGATCTAGGCTTGTTCTCTGCCACTACCCCATTGATTCTCGCCAAGAAATTCACGTTGGCTAACTATATAAATTTTAGCCATACATATGGACAACCTATTATCCATGGTAAATCAGAGAGTGAGAATCTTGGAGATCGAAATAGGCTAGCCAACGATATCGCCTCAGCCGCCACCAATCGTGTCATCGTAACCGGATTGAAGACGATATCGATGTCAAAGCGTTTACCATGTCCAATAGCGAGAAGATTTATACGAGCCTTATCGAGCTGGTCAACGCCGAGGTTTCAAATTTAATACTAGGTTCTGAGTCTATGGCTGGGGCGACACAATCCTATGTTGGGTCAACAAAAGCCCATCAAGATATTTTCCGAGATCGCATCAAGGTTTACCGGGAATATATCGAGAACGCCATGAACGAGGAGATTATCCCACGACTAGTAGCTATGGGATATATAGATGACGGGTTGGAGTTTAAATATTCCGGAGGGTTGGAGATGAGCGTTGATAGCAAGATAGATCTCTATGATTTTCTCTCGGATAAGTATGAGATAGAGCCAGAAGAGATCGCCAAGGAATTTGGTGTTGTTGTAAAGAAACAATTTAATAATCCCGCTGGATGGAATGATATAAATGATGATGGTAAGGTCGACGGCAAGGATAACGTAGTTTCAGGTGGATCAACGGGGATTGTCGCCCCCACGCCCAGAAGACGTTATAGGAGAAGAAGTAGCGGTAGTGTAGCGAACTATTTACGGGAGGTCATGAATGGAAGACGAGATATTTGATGAGACTAAAGTCGATGATAGGACAGATAAGGAATACGAGTATTTATTATTTCTATTCGAACAATTGTTAGATAAATTCGATAACCAAACCATAGATCTTGAGGAATTTCAAGAGATCGTTGAAGCTAGGGTCATGTTCGCTTTCGGGCATTGCGTAAGGAGATTTGGCATAGACCTTAACGAGGCGTTAGATATAGTGAGGAATCATGATGAGTCATACTTGACCCCTTTTGAGATCGAAAAAAGAAAGGCTCTTGTTGCCGCTTTAGACAATCTTGTCGATTTCGCTACCGCAGAGGAGACACAAATGTACATGGACATGGAAGAACAAAATGACGATGATGACCCTGAGAGGATTTTCCACCTATACAATAATATATACGCTACAACGGAGAACAGGGATATAGACTATGCCTCATCCATAGCGGCGTGGTGGGTGAACCTGCCAGAGGAGACAACCTTAATGTATATGACACAAGGGGATGAGCGTGTACGTGATTCCCATCGTGCCCTGGAGGGGTTGAGTTTTCCGAAATCCTGTTTTCCCGAATGGTCGATCCCTCCTATTGATTGGCGATGTAGGTGTTACCTTGTAGAGTCCTTCACTAGACCTAATTACATGGATATTCAGGATATCGATTCCTTGATAGGTAACGCCGTAAATCCTATATTCAAGCGAAGCCTAGCGAAAGGTGGTCCCATATTTGGTGAAGACCATCCTTATTTTACGGTAGACAAGAGGTTTATACAGCCTATGAAGACCATATCATCCAATATTAAATCCAAATATAATATCGTATGAGTGAAAGTGCCGACATTACCTTCCAAGACACGTTAAATCAATGGAAGTTAGCACCCAGCAAGTTCGCCGCCAACTATTACAAAACAAAGATTGAGATAGGGGAAACTTATGTCAGGGAATTTAAAAAATCGTTTGACTTGAAAAAAATCCCCGGGACAGGAAGATATTGGAGAAACCGGAAACGAGATTATCCGCATCCGATATTGAATGAGACAGGAACCCTCAAAGAATCTATCACATATAGCCTTCTTGAGGGATCGGGGTTGCAAATATATACAGATGAGACTAAGTTCCCGGTAGGAAGGCGTAAGAGCGGAAGCAAGAGTTACGCAGCTTTTCATAACGCACCGGACGATACCTATCCACCTAATATACAACGTCAATTTATAGGCGATTCCCCATTGATCGAGCTTAAAGTATAAACCATATTATATAATCTTTTAAAAAGCATCATATGATCAAACGATATATATCAAATAGACAAATCGCAGAAGATACAGATGATACTCAAGACCCCATAGATCCTACGGACAACACGAATACGTTAGGCGATGTTTTTCAGGCCATAAAAAGAGCCATACTAACTGTCAAGGAGGAAGAAAATAACGATGACAGCCCTCCCCTATTCAAAACCGTGGCGATAGATACCGGTCAGTTCGAGAGGGTCATGAGTAAGGTAAATACCGAGTACGAGACAGCTTTCCCCGCTTGTTTTGTAAGATTCACGAACGTTCATTTTTTGGTGGCCCAGCAACGTATCGGGGAAGGTCGTGGTATCATTCGCATAAGATTTATCCTTAACAAACTGGATAACCAACATGTGAATTGGGAAACTTACCCATTTTATATAGCGGAAAGACTAAACAAGGCCATTCAGGATGCGAAAAAAGTAGAGGAAGCTCTTCAGGAACGATGTAACCTAATGTATTTTGACACGCCACAATCCACCAATATGCTTCAAGCTTACTGGCTTGATTACGAGATATATTTTAAAATAACATCGAGTTATAAATATGCGGATTGGATCAAGAAGAAAGTTATTACCCCTCCGTTCACCAACCATGACGATGTACCTAACGACAAACCTAACGTGGAAAGGCCCACATATGACGAATCATCAACATTCAACGATCTTATTGTCAACGCAAAGTCTATCCAGATAATGCCGAACAACAATAGGTTGGCCGTAGGCGAGCAGATGGTACTATCAGTGGTTTTCTTCCCAGACAATACCACTGATAAAAAGATAACATATGAGTCCCTTAATGACTCAATAGCTACCGTTAACACGAATGGGGTTGTTACCGGAATACAACCGGGGATGGTAAAAGTGGCTGTTGAGACCTCTAACGGGATAAGAGCATACAAGGATATTGTTGTGTATTTAAAACTAGGGAAATGAACAAAAAGACGAAACAATCAAGCAGCTGGTATTCAATAAATAAGGCACCCAATACCACAAATAAAGAAAACTGGTACACCATAAAGCCTGTATCTGTTCAACCTATGAGCGCTAGGCTCGTTAGTGTTCGAAACCTTGAGGCAAACGAAAAGTCAAACGAAATAATAAGACATACCGACGAGTTCATTGACGAGGCGAAGATCTACAACAGTATAACCAATGTCATAGTGGAGAACCAGCATCTCATTATCACGTTCTCAAGCGGACTCACGTTCGATTGCGGGGTCGTAAGTGGTGACTACCCTATATTAAGAAGTACCGAGAAGGGAATCGAGATGAAATATAATAGGGAACCAGACAGTGCCTTCAAGGTTATCGTGCCATCAGAATCGATAAAGATCAATTTTGACAAACTAACACAAGATCAAAAGGAGTTCTTGGCAATCAATACATGTAACTATTTAATAAAAAACATGACGATCGATGACAATGGTCATCTAATCGTAAATATCAAATAATCAAAAATATGGCAATAGTAGATTTAGGCAAAATCACATTCGTCAATAAAGGCGCATGGAACAAAGCGACAAACTATGAGATAAAAGATATTATATCATACAACGGAAGTTCTTGGGCAAGCTTGAAGAACGGAAACATCGGCAATGAGCCAAAAGAGGGCGTTAATTGGACATTAATGGTAAAATCCACGTACCAAGCCTGGCTTGAACAAGGAAACCAGGGAACCGAGGAGGAATTTCTTAACTCTATGGCTCATATCCAGGCTAATTGGGAACAAGCGGATAAGGGAGCCAAGGATTACATAAAAAATAAACCCGACAAGTTTGAACCCAAGGAACATAGTCATACAAAGGCACAAATCGTGGATTTCCCTACATCAATACCCGCAGATGGAGGAAATGCGGAAACAGTCAATGGGCATACCGTAGAATCTAATGTTCCTGCCAACGCTAAGTTTACCGATACGATTTATGACGATTCTGAGATCAAGCAACAAATAAAATCAACCCTTGAAGAATCCAAGCAATATACGAACGAGCAAATCGGTTGTATAGTAGGATTTGATACATCGATCGTACAAACCTTACCTAGTTCTGGTGTAAAGGGAATTATCTATCTTGTTCCTAAAGGTGATGGAAAAGATAAGAATATCCATGATGAATATATTTGGGTAAATGGAAAATTTGAGCTGATCGGAAATACATCCGTTGATTTGTCAAAATACAGCACAACCGAGCAAAACGACATCAAGTACGTAGCGAAAGTGCCAGGAAAACAGCTCAGCTCTAACGATTATACCACGGAAGAGAAAAATAAGCTAAGCGGTATCCAAGAAGGAGCAGAGGTTAATGTAAATCCTGACTGGGATGCTACATTTGGAAAATCAATGATCATCAACAAACCCACTATCCCTGTAGTTGATGTAAACAAGAAATATGTAGATGACAGCCTATTAAAGAAAGCTGACCTTATCAGCGGCAAGGTTCCATTATCCCAGTTGCCAGAGATTCCATCTCAGATAACCATTGACAGTGAGCTAAGCTCGACTAGCTTAAATCCTGTACAAAATAAGGTTATAAATGCAGCCTTAGAACACAAGGTTGACAAGGTAGCGGGAAAAGGGTTAAGTACTGAGGATTATACCACGGCTGAGAAAAACAAACTTAGAGATATAGCTCCTAACGCAGAAGCCAACGTCAACCCCGACTGGAATGCAACATCTGGTAAGTCACAAATCCTTAACAAGCCAACCATTCCAACAGTAGATGTAACAAAGGCTTATGTTGATAATGCGTTAACCACAAAAGCGGATCTTGTGAACGGAAAGGTCCCGTTATCCCAATTACCCGAGATCCCGTCTTCGATAACCATTGATAGCTCATTAAGCTCGACAAGTACGAATCCCGTACAAAACAAGGTTATAAATACAGCGTTGGGGAACAAGGTCGATAAGGTACCCGGAAAAGGATTAAGCGCTAATGATTATACTACAACCGAAAAAAATAAACTATCAAGAATTGAATAGATCGTAGACGAACCACCCCTAATAGAATATGAAGAGGATAGGATTAAATTTTCTACGCATCGAATATCCCCTAGTACTGGAGGGAGCACTAGCGGTTCATCTTATATTAATGGAGCAAGCTACTCTAAACCTGGACTAATGACAGTCTCGGATAAAAATAAGTTAGATAGTATAGCTACAGGTGCAAACAAATACATTCACCCTACGACATCAGGTAATAAACATATCCCAGCAGGAGGAACGTCAGGCAATATACTTCGTTGGGGTTCCGATGGTACAGCCGTATGGGGAAAAGAGGTGATGTCAGAGAGCGATAAGAAAAAACTAGAGCAAGTAAAAATTATAGTTTCTTTCAGTCATACGTTCGAGAATCTTACGGAAACATCTACCGCAGATGATATTAAAGCAGAGTTTAAAAAAGTAAATTTTTCAGACATTGACGTATCGAGTGATGAGGGGTTAATGTATGTTCTTATCGCACATGGATTAGCTTATGGTGACGATCAATCCATAAATACCAATGATCAAATTTTTATCGGTAATAAATCATGTCTCGTAAACGGTAGTTATATAGAAGAGGGCACGAAAACGACAGCTACCTTAGAACTATCTTATATCCACAACCCAGGAAAACTTCGCACCACAATAATGACGGGTACAATAGATGAAACGAATACATATGCCTTTTCTTGCAAGGTTACGGAAAGCGGGGACGATGAGTATTATCTACCTTACGATCTTGCCACGATCACAAGCACAGAATCAAAGGAGAATATCTTGAGCAAACTTGGAGGGAGTGAAGGTGTGAAAAAGATTTCCGACGCAATAAATAAAGGAAAAAAATCTTCATCGAAAGTTATGGTGTGGTTGGCAAAATCCCTGTGTCCTCTCTTAACTTTATTATTCAATCTTGGATATCATACGCTGTTCCCACAACAACAAATGAAGGTACAAACTTGATATATGTAAAAGTCTCTTCTAATCCGGAAGTGAAGATCGTTCATACCTACGGTTATAAGCTTCCCGTAGAATTTTTTGCGTTACAAAGTTCCTCCACCAGCGATGAGATCAGCACGACCATAGGCGGTGAAGAGGGATTGAAAAAAATCGTCAAGGCGGCCCAAGACGGGAATCGCTTTTGGATAGAAATAAACAAAGGTGATTTAGCATCCATTCAGCGTGTCGATCTGATGGTAGTCACCTGCTATAGGGACAATAGTGCCGGAGATATGTCTATCGGCTTTTTCGGGAAAATGGCGTACCTGTGGGGAGGTATGGGGGGAATCATTTTAATTTCATACATAAAATCATCCAATACCTTCACAATTGATATATTGGAAGCATAACCTTTCCCTCATTAAAAAACATCTATCGAAGAAAGGAAAAACAACTAGGGATATAAGAATCTTTTCTCTGGAACGACGGTGTATTTGTGGGGTGGTATAAGAGGAAGCATTATATCTATCCTATACAAAGCCCACCAACACTTTTGAGGTAGATACCTAATTCAGATACTAAGATCTCAAGTCTAAAAAAGAAATGTGCTCTCATTGTAAAATCCGAGGAAAGCACATTAATAAAGTTTATTTTTTCTCAGAATCATTCGAATCACTCCCTCTTTTCTTTATAGGTTAAGAAGAGAGGGAGTATCGTTGATTTTATTTTCCCAAAAGATAATTCTAACAGATTGGTATAATTTATTCGATAATCAATTCCCCTTCATTACTGTTGGGATAATACTTGCGTCCGGTAAGTCGGTTCCCAGCAACTTCTTCTGATTTGTCTACACCATTCAGAGCGCTTTTCAACGTTCCAGTAAAATTACACTTTCGAAGAGTCACCTTACCAGCGCTTGAGTTCATCCATACGCCAGCGATACCACCAATTTCCAATTGATCGCCAGCATCGTTGGCGTTGACCAGTGTTACATTTCCCGTACAAATGCAGTTTTCAAAAGTGTTTCCATAGTGAGCGATACCAGTAATGCCACCTACATCACAAGTCGATCCGGTTACGTTAATATTTGATTCAACATTGGAAATAATGATATTGCCTTCACCCATAAAGCCTATCACGCCTCCCACATAGGTACGGTAGGTTTCGCTTTCAGCCTTCACATAGCTGCCTTCGTTCACACGCACCGTCAGATTTTCCATGCCTTTATAAACATTCTTACCGAACATACCACCAACATAACTATAGCCTTCAACCTTCACGTCTCCTGCCAGCGTAATATTGGAATAAGAAGAAGTATAAGGTGTACCCGCAATAGCCCCAACATCTATACCAGCTTTAACGAACGCATTATAAAGAGTGAAGTTCATGACCTTTCCATCAGATGTAAACCCGAACAGCCCCATATCAGCATTCGAAGATGAATTATTCACCCCTCTCTCAATCTTTAGATTACTGATCGTATAACCGCAACCATCAAAAGTTCCTTGGAAAGCTTTATCTTTTCTTCCAATCGGTGTCCACTCCTCACTCTTCAAATCAATATCATTAGATAACTTAATCTGCATACCAGAGAAAGTCGTGCCACCATTAACTTCAGTGGCGAGAGCACGCAACTGTTCCACCGTAGAGATGAAATAGATAATCGTACCCTTATAACCGGACCCTTTTGCAACTTTCACCGCTAAATCTCCATAGATCTCCACGTTACCTCTATTAACAGTAAGATTCTCTACCTTGACTCCTTCGGGAATGATCAAGGTATTATCGGCAGTTGTAGCAGTCACCGTCGTGTAGCTTTCGCCGTTCAATGTCACCGTTGAGTTCGGAAGGTTAATTGTCAGATTACTCGTTGTCGGAGCGGTGATAGTAACTTCCTTCGGGGCAGATTGAACCTCTTGAGTATCTTCTTCAATCGTGATCGCAGCCGTCGTCGCCGGGATGGAGATAGAGACTGCTGTCTCGTTGTCTTGCTCGAATACCTTCGGGATCGTGATGGTAGCATCCTTTTTCGGAGCCTCAGTTACGATCACCTCGGTAGCTCCACTTTGGATCGCCTCGTCCACTTGATCTACCGTGGTTACCTGTTTGGTCTTTACCTCCTGATTATGACTTCCATCATAATCAGGTACAATCGTAACATTGAAATTGCCAGTGGCGGTAAGAAGGCTACCGTAGATATTGGTACGGTAGTTCCATTGAACCGGAACATTCTCCACCTTCAGTCCCTCCCCGTTGATATCCTTAATCTTTAAGGTAGCGGAGTTCAACATGGCTTGATCTTTTCCGGCATTCGGGTTCTCTCCCTCGGCGGGCACCAAGAAATAGGCCGTACCCAAGTAGTTATACGTTTTCGCGTCGGGAGCGGAACCCATCGTGACCGTCTCCGATAACGCAGGAATCGCCGCTTCGCCAAAAATCACCTCTGCCTCCGTGAAACCACCCACCGTGTTGGTGAAGGGGTTCAAGGTAGTAGCCACCTTGGAGAGGGTGATGGAAGAGTGCGTGTTCTCGTCAATGGTCAGCCCGTTTTTACCTGCGTCAGCGATATCGTCCGTAAGGAAGTTGATCTGAGCGAAGGGACGTTTTAATGTCACGTTCTCCTCAAAAGAAGCCTCGACCGCCTTATTTTTTACTACACCAAGGAAAGCGTCACGACTCTCATCGTTGGCCTTTGCATCATTATAGTCAACGGTGATGGTCTTACCATCAACTCCAAACGAATAAGGGCTATTCTCCTTATTAACGCTTGCCCAGAAGAGAAAACTATAAGTCTTACCCTTCACAAGATTAATAGAGACAGATTTTTTTTCTCATTAAGCTCTACCGTCTTGTCTAATTCACTCAGATAGGTTCCGTTCTCATCGAACACATGGACGGTCAAATTCTTCGCCGTCGTTCCATCGCTAATCGCCTTGTTCTGCATACCGCCGGACAGCTCGACGTTGAAGGAGACCAGCGCCTCGTTGCCATTTCCTTGCGACAGCTCGTCATCGCTGGAACAGGCCGATAACAGCAACAATGCCATTGCCGCCATCATTGAATAAAAACATCGTTTCATTCGCTTAGTCGTTTTAAATTAATTAATATTGTTATTTAATCTCTATGTCAAATTTTCCATCGAAAGAGGAATCGATCTGCACGTTACCAGAAGATCGTGTGGTGAGAAAATTACCCCTAACCGTGGTGAGTCTGCCTCTTTGGAGCGGCACCTTGATACCATCGATACCGGAGAGTCGCTTGCCGTTCTCATCATGACAAGCCACGGTTACGCTCACGCCAGCGTCACCCTCTCCCACTATCACGTAGTCGAAACCCATAATGGCCTCACCATCCTTTATATCAGTCAAGACCGAGGGGAACGACACTCCTGTTCGCACATCCACCGGTCGATCCGTGTGCATATTGTATGTAGAGGGCATGAAACCATCATACAAGAATACGATCCGGAACTTGGTCATATCAATCGCATCCTTCAACTCATCCTTCCCTGGGATGGCATTTTGCAAGATAGACCTCAAATAATACTCCTTGAACTCCTCAACATCCGTGGTCACGAAACGGAATTTCGCCAATGGACGGCACATGCTGACCGTTAGTTTCTGACGACCTCCATCTGTGCTTGTATATAATCCTGTCTCTAAAACACCCCGAAAAGCATCTCGAAAATCATTGTTCCCCGCATGTTCACCCCGTAACTCGATCGAGGCGAAATCTTCCGTATCATAAAAAAGATCGCTCTTGCCGCCTGGCTCAACGAAGTCTGTCCACGCCATAAAACGATAATCACCCTCTGGCAAATCAAGGGTCATTCGATACCCCAAGGACTCTATCTCCGCATGACTAAACGAGAGCGTTTGACAAGGGATGGTCTCGAAAAGACTATCGACCCCCATCCGAAAAACACGAACTTGGTAACGGGTCTCATATGAAGGCAAATCCGCGGCCCGAGTCGCACCGACAACGATAGTTTTATAATCTGGAAGCTCTGCCCGATCTGAGGTGAAATCCAACCGAAGCTCTACCGATACATGATCCGGTTTTGGAGGTTCCGAAGTTTCATCCGGCCACTCATGCACGTCACAAGCGAACAAGAATAGGGATAGGAGGATCATAAAAAAAGGATATATGGAAAAAAGTCTCATGACTCACCTCCTCTCCCAAATGTATAAGTAATTGAAATATTTACCTGATCGATTCCGAAAAAGGTCTTCTGGCGGCTTTCCACCAAGGCTCCGTTCGACTCGTTTCGAAACTTGTCATAATGCAAGCGATAACATCCAGCACCCAACGAGAACTCCATCCCCCAGCGACGGGCCGCTCCGATCGGCATCCGGTATCCCACCGATACCCCACCTCCCAAAGCAGGTGTAGAGCCGTCCTTATCTTGATAGCGCCATCGCCTGTTATAGGCGAAATTCCATGATGCCACCCCCAGATGTACGCCACCGAAACATCCTTTCAATAAGGGGGTCCAGTAACGAAACTCTGGTTGCGTACCCAAGATACGAAACTTCGTATGTGACGAAAAATAATTGGTACCAGAGTAATAAAAGGGGATATGCAAGGAAAAACGATCACCGAATCCCAATTCTACCCCGGCGTTAGCGATCAGCATACCCAACGCCATGGCGTTAGTCTTCACCGTAACGGATATCTTATTATCCGAAAGAGAGTCCTTTCCTAAGGGCATGCCTTGAGCATGAGCTAAAGTCATCGACAAGCAGGTTAGTAAAAAATATACAAAAATTTTTTTCATCCCAACATATTTTATCACCTTCCATTTCTCCGATTCATTCTATCTAAGATGGAACAGAAAAATATTCTCCAAACATATTGTAGATTGCAAAAATACAAATTAACACTTTTACCCCCCCCCCATGTTTTAACAAAAGTTAACCAACTTTTATTATCAACTGTTTCCAAACATGATCTATACGCCCAAAAAGAAGATACGGGAAGATCAAAAAACATATTTCTTATACCCTATCTATTCTTTTGTAAAATGACGTAAAAACAAAACCAATGAACACATCTAAATTTAAGTATGTAGTTGGAGAAGCGAAAGAGAACGAGGTTTGTGACATCCGATTGTTTTGTGATATCGATGAATATACCGCAAATTCATTCAATTCGGAATTTTTATGGGTTGAGAGTTATATCAAACCAAGTAAGATCAGGGTCTTAATCAACAGCTCTGGTGGTTCCGTGCTTTATGGTATGAGTATCTTCTCTGTAATTCGTAACTCCTCTATACCGACGGAATGTATAAATGAAGGCTTGGCCGCCTCCATGGGATCTATTGTCTGGGCCGCTGGAGACAAATCGTTAATGAGGGACTACGCTATCCTTATGATCCATAATCCCTTCGACTCAACGGAGGATAACAAAGACACAGAAGGGGAGCCAGACTACGTAAAAGCGTTCAGGCAACAGATAGAGATGATCTACATGAAACGATGGGGATTTAACAAGACCAAGGTAAAAGAACTCATGTCTGGCAAAGAAGGTACCGATGGTACTTTTTTTACAGCTGAAGAGGCGGTAAAAGCTGGTATCATCCCAGTTGAGAACGTACTAAAGACCTCGAAACAAAAAATCGAGAAAGTCAAGAACACAATAGAGGGTATTACGGACAACCACCTTCTCAAGGACACCATAACCTCTATATGTGGGGAGCTATCGTCAAATGGATCTGATAACAAGGAAAATAAACATTCTATCAATGATGTCTCTAATCTTAATAAAAACAAACAAGAACCTACGGAAGTAGAGAACAAAACCAAAACAAACAATATGGATACAGGACAAACTATCGATTTTAATTTTGGTGCTGTCGTAGCTTCGCTTGGTTTCAAGGAAAAAGTCGAGGTTCCACAGGTCATGGCTCGGATCACCGAGCTGGTCAACGTAGAGAACAAGCTCAACGAGGCCAACCAGACCATTGACTCCTTGAAGATCGAGAAAGCCGGTGAGGTCACCAAAAATCAAAACTTAACGAAAGAGCTGGAAAACGTAAAAGCGGAACTACAAGCTTACAAGGATGCCGAGAAAAAGGCTATGAGCCAAAAGATCGAGTCTATGGTTCAAGACGCAATCAACGCTGGCAAGATCGAGGATTCCGCTAAGCAGAATTGGATCGATATGGCAACGAAGAATTTCGATTTGGCTAAAGCGACGTTAGATTCTATCCCAGCCAGAGACAAGATCTCCACTGAGATCGAGAACGACAAGGACAACGTGGAGAAAGTGAAAGATAGCGTGCAAACAGTAGAAGCTCAAATGGCTAAACAAGTCGAGGCTGTTGTTGGTAAGGATTTCACTTTCGGATCGCTTAAGTAATAATAACCAAAACCTTAACAATTAATTTATGGCAAGTGTAAGTTTTGCTCAAAACACATATGCGGGTGAGGTCCTAGAGGATTTATTGACCTACACCGCACAAGGTAACGATACCTATAAAGAAGGGTTGATTCATATCAAGAGCGGTATCCAGTACAAATACACCCTTCCATCCGTAAGCTTGGGTGACATCATCCAAGACAACAAGCCTACGCCGACAAGCCCTACGGATTCCAAAGGAACATATACGTTCCGTGAACGTTATCTGGAACCGAAGGATTTCATGGTCTACCTAGAGTTCAATCCTCGTGACTTCGAGAAATACTGGAAGTTCGCTCAACCGGATGGTAATCTGGTATTCCGTGAGCTTGATCCGAAAGTACAGGCGACGATGTTGCGATTATTGATGGACAAGAAGAACGCTTTCATCGGAGACGCTATTTGGCAATCAGTCAAGGGTGGAACGTCTGGCGCAGATGGCTCATTCACAAAACCTGAAAACGGAATTGATCTTGGTTCCGGTTCTTATAAGTATTTTGATGGGGCTATTTATCGCATATTAAAGAACTTAAAGGAGAACGTGAGCGGCGAGACCGTAATTAACGCTGGTGACACAGAGTTGAAGACTGGCGAGAACATAGAATCCGCCATGTACACGATGTGGCAAAAATGCCCTTACCAAATCAGAAAGAACAATTTGGTTTATATCATGGACTGGGCCTCTTGGGACTTGTATGATCAATACGTGACCTCAAAACAATTCAAGTACAATGACAATACCCAAGTCAACAAATACATGTTCAAGGGTAAAAGAATCGTTCCTATCGTAGGAATCCCGGAGAGCACGATCGTTCTTGGTAATTTCAGTACTGGAATGGACTCTAACTTGTGGATGGGTGTCGATTACGCTAACGATACGGAGGTATTGAAGATCGACAGATTACAAGCCAACTCCGAGTTATACTTCTTCCAGATGAGAATGAAGATGGACGTTAATATTGTTCGTCCAGCAGAGATTGTCGTTTGGACAGCTTACAAATTAACTTAAAAAATAACCCAATAATCAATAAAAAAGGGGCGAGGCCAAGCCTCGCTCCTTTTTTTATACACATAAATATGGCAAGAATCAAGAAAGAAACAGAGTCACCTATTGAGGAGTTTATCAACGAACCTGTAGAGGAACAAGATAACGAACTTGTCACTCCAGCACCTCAAGTTATTCCCGACAACATTGACAGGATATTGAAGATGTATCCTGGATATGAGAAACTTTATATAGACAGCAAGGGCGGGGCTTATACAAGCCAACAACCAAACGCTCACTTATACGAAAACCCCTATTATAACAAGTAAGACATGGCAATAGGAACAGTATCTTTCATCAGAAAAGATGGCAATCTCACGCCAACCTCTGTTGGCAACGATCATATCAGCGGGTTGATATTCGACCTACCAGTCGAAACCAATATGCCACCCAGCATAAAGATCGGTGACGTGATCCAGTTATTTTCCGTTAATGAGGCGATAGGATTAGGTATCACTGAATTTGAGCAAGAAAAAAACAACTTCTTTTACGGTATCCCTTATTTTCACATCTCGGAGTTCTTCCGTATGAAACCGGACGGATCGTTGTACGTGATGTTCGCCGATTGTTCTAAGAACTGGAACGCTATCAAGACCATCCAATCCGTAGCGAATGGAGACATCAAGCAACTGGGAATATGGACACCTCAAAACATTTGGTCCACAGCGTCCAGCTCAGAGGATGACTATTCGCTCAACCTTGTTTCCGATATCAATACGGTAGCGGAGGAATTAGCTAACGAGCATCGCCCGTTATCAGTATTGTTAACGGGTAACGCCTCTTCAGCAGACTCCACCGGGGCAGTCAAAACCATCGACCTCAAAAAGATCCCGTCCTGCATAGGCGATTTCCCGCGTGTGACAGCGTTGTTAGGTCAAGGTAGATCGGATTTGTTAAGACAGATGCAAATCGCTAATCCGAAACATTCCTCTATCGGTTGCGTTGGTGTCGCATTAGGTTGCGTAGCCGAAGCAAAGGTTTGCGAGTCTATTGCTTGGGTTAACCAATTCAACCTAACCTCCAAACATATGAGCGATATCGAGTTCGGCTTTGGCAATATCGAGCTAAATGACACAGGGGATGATTTTATCAGCATGCTACAATTTGAAGCGTTATCTCCAGCCCAAATCGACGAGATAGAGGAAAAAGGATATGTTTTCCCGATCAAATACGCCGGGAGAGCGAACGGCACCTATTTCTCCAAGGACAGGACTTGCTCAGATAGCGATTATAGGACTATCGCCAGAAACAGGACCATAGACAAATCAAGACGTGCGATCAGAAACGCTCTCCTTCCTTACTTAAACTCACCGGTATTGGTAAATCCAAAGACAGGATATCTAGCAGAGATAGAGATAAAAAAATACCAGAATGTTGTCAAGAACATCCTAAGCACGATGGAAGGCAATAGCGAGATCTCTGGATACAGCGTGTTAGTCTCCTCCAACCAGAACATTCTATTGACTGACACCTTAAAAATAACATACGCAATCGTTCCAGTCGGCGTGACATCGAAAATCATTGTTGAGGAAGGATTCGCTTTAACTAACGCTTAAAAACAACAAATATGGCAGATAGTACAACACCGCTTATTAATGGGCGTGCTTATGACTGGTCCATGATCGAGATCAATTTCGGGTTCGCCTCATCGTCCGAAGCGATCTACGGAATCAAGGCAGTCAAATGGGAACGGAAAAGAAAGGTTGAGTCTAATTACGGTATAGGTTCACAACCCATCTCACGAGGTTATGGAAACTGGACGTACACGGCTTCTATCGAGCTTGATTACGCCACCCAAGTGATGTTCCAAGAGGCTTCTCCGGATGGTACGTTGATGGGACTTGGAGAGTTCGACTTGATCGTTCATTTCGCTCATCCAGATGACGGACGAACCGTGACCACCACCTTACAGAAATGTATCTTCTCCGAGGATGGAATGGAAGCGAAACAAGATGATACCGATCTTTCCAAGGAGTTCGATCTTAATCCGGGAGGAATCGATACATTAACCACATAAAACATTTATAAGCCAAAGGGCCGTGTGAAAAATAACACATGGCCCTTTTTTACATTAAACAATTCCATCACTGACCTTCTATTCTTTCATAAACAACAAAAAAGACAAATTTTATGGAAACAGAAGAAAGCAAAGAGCTTACATTAGCTCAAGAAGAAACTATCAAGAAAACCTTAGAGGAAATCAGAAAACAAGATCCCAAGAAAAACAAAAGAATCTACCCTATCGTGGTGTTCGGCGACGAATACGATGACAAGGATGTGTATATCGCTTATTTCAGAGAGCCGGATTTCATCGCGTTCAGTAAGTTCGTACAATTGCAAAAGAAAGACGAAATCGCAGCTGTCCGATCATTGGCGCATGACACGTTTATCCAAGGAGATAAGGAACTGGTGGATGATGATTCCTTGTTCTTGTATGGCCTGTCCACAAAACTGGTCAATATCATTGGTTCCCGCCAAGCCAAGGTCGCAAATTTCTCGATCGCTGGCAAGTAAGGGATGACGAGTGGCTAAGGCAACATATAGCCCTTGTCCGTCATTACTTTCCCAGCGTAGAACTATCCACTATTTCAGATGAAGATTTCGCATTGATCGTCAACGATGCTTTGTGGTTGCATAAGCAAGTCTTAACCACATCATCTGTTAGGCTTTTTTCTTAACTACTTTATATACTCCTCTCTAAACCCCTGCCGACATGATGTCAGTAGGGGTTTTCTTTTTTAATCAAGTCTTTACGCTTCAAGCTATTCTTTATTAAGTAAACAATAACCAAAGCCTATAACATGGATTACAACGTCAGGTACAACATAGACATCAACGGGGCACAAGCTTCTAAAAGTATCAGTGATTTCCAAAACACGATACAGAAAACCATCCCTCCCATCATATCAAGTTTAGAAACCTTGAGAAAGGAACTGGGAAAGATCAACTCCGCTTTCGTCAATTTTAACAGGATCATTGGCACCAAACCCAAGAAGATAAAATATACTATTGACGGTAGTATAAAAAAAGAGCTAAAATCCCTTCAATCCCAGATCAATGCTATAAAAGGGAAAACTGTCACCATCAACACAAAAATCAATCAAACGACCAGCACCACGACAGGATCAATAATCTCTACCCCGAGAGGGAATAGTAGGGATTATGTCCCTAAAAATGGTAATAACAGGGTCGCCCGTGGTTTTGGGAACGGAGCGAGGGGATTGTTCGGAATGGCTGACGTAATGTATGCCGCTGGTTTCCCGTTCCCTAACATGATCGGAGCAGCCGCTATAGGTATGGGGGCCATGAGCATCACGAAAGATGCTGCCGAGTATGAGAATATCATGACAACCGTACGGAGTATCCTGAAAGCCACGGATAACGCTATCACCACGTTTAACCAGAGATTTTCCGATATGTCAAGGAATATCCGCAAGGTTGGTGTCGATACCAAGTTTACCACCACGGAAGTAGCTGGGGCGGCCAAATACCTTGGTATGGCGGGTTTGAATATTGAGGATATCAACAACTCTATAAAACCTATCGCCAACCTCGCTATTATCGGCGACGCTCCTCTTGACAGGATGGCAGATATCGTGACTAACATCCAGACAGCCTACGGGTTGGATAGCTCTAAAATGCCACAGATAGCGGATGTCCTCACGAGTATCACCACCAGCACGAATACCAATGTATTGGAAATGGGCGAAGCCATGAAATTTGCGGCCCCTATGATGAGTATGGCTAAGATATCCTTCAACGAGGCTACGGCTGCTATTGGCGCACTAGCAAACGCTGGATTGAAAGGTACGGTAGCGGGTACAGCGTTACGGGCAATGATGACAAGATTATTGAATCCTACAAAAAAGGAACCGAGGTCTTGAAAAAATATAATATCCAATTATATGAGTTAGATAAAGCAACAGGAAAAACCAAGTTAAAGTCATTGTTCGATATCTTCTCACAACTCAAAGCTAACGATGCCAGTATACAGGACCTGACCAGGCTATTCGATAAGATCGGAGGAAACGCAGCCAACAACGTGTTCGCCGAGTTGATGAAACTCCCAGAATTGATACAAAACTCTGTCTATGCCGCCGGCCTATCGGATCGTATCGCATCTGAGAAGCAAGAAACGATCAAGGGTAAATGGGATAAAGTCACGTCACAATTCACGGAGACTGGGATGAACGTGTTCGAGGCTTACAGTCCCGTTATCAAGGAAGGGCTGGATAATTTGGTCTTATTGTTACAACAATCTGGTACAGCCAAGATGCTCAAGGATATAGCATCAGGATTGATCGCAATAACAGAAGGCTTGATCAATGTGTCCACATGGGTATCAAAAAACTGGTATTGGCTGGAACATTTTGTAGTTGGAGGCGTATTATTAAAGAAGATATCAAATATAGTAGCCTACATAACCTCCATGACAAAAGGTCTTCTTGATACCGCCAAGGCAACTGGGGTATTAACAACCGCCATAAGCGGAGGATCAGGAGCGACCGCTGGAGGTGGTTTGTTAGCGGCTATCGGAGGAATACCCGCCATAGTCACAGCGGCAGTTACCGCCCTAGCGTCTTTAGGAATAAGCATGTATGGAGCCGGGAAAACGACACAATCCGTAAGCAAGGCTATAGAGAAAGAATACGAGAACCTATTGCCAATATTCAAGGATAAAGATAACGATAATAACAGCGCAAGCGGAAAGAACAATATAAAGAAAATCTTGTCAGGGACAGAATATTATGATTCATTGGGATACGATCTAGGAACGATGAATATGCTGTTCAATGGCGAAAGTAGCGTTTATCCGCAATACATGAGAGCCATGTCCGAGAGAGGTCAATTAGAAGGCTCAAAAATAGCCAACCAATACCTCATGGCCTCTATCGGTATGGAGAACTTAGGCAAGGATAAGATCAAATCGATCTACACTAACCTTATCGATGACATGGCAAGCCAAAAAAGGGCTTACCAATATAGCTTCGGTCCTTTTGCCAACCTTACCGAAGAGGAAAGATCAAGAGGGGTATCTGTATTGAATAGTATCAATCAACTTAACGCTGACACGGAAGCCAAGACCAAGCAATTCACCGAGGCCATGAATAAATCCATAGACTTGGGTATTGACTCTTTAAGCGAACTGATGAACCTCCAAATAAAGATCGCCAGCGGTCTACCTATAAGCGAAAACGAATCAATCAATCTCATAAAGAACCTAACAGGTTATGACCTTAGCCAAAAAGGTCTAGGGTATCATGTAATAGCGCCTTCCGGAGATATCGTGTACGAGGATAAGGAAGGTGCCGCAACAACCGCCAGATCCGTGATGTCCTCCCTCAGAAAACTTGGTGCGAAAGGATGGTTTTTGAATCCATTGATCTCGGCGTTAGGGGAGATCAAAGAATTATTTAACATGTCCGAACTCCAGACCACAAAGGATATCAGGACAGAAGGAGACTTAAGTGAGGGCGATATAGGGTATGGAGGAGCTTACAGTGGTGTAGGAAAAACCAAAGGGACACAACCCAAAGTGATCACTATCAATATCCAATCCCTCATCGGTAGCGTGAACATAAACTCAACCAACGGGGAAGATATGGAAACCCTCAAGGACAAAGTGACACAAGTACTCATAGACGCAATAAAGGATTTTGAAATATCATATAACTAATGGAAAAACTAAATATCATAGGTTCACCGATCAGGGAGCCTCAAAATAACAAGCCTAGGATATTCGCAAACGTGACCGGTGAATTGTCAAAGAAAACCTTGCCTTCCCTGGCTCCAAGGGATTATAAGGGGTATGCCATCAAACGGGTTATCGGTGAGTTATACAAGGGTAAGGACCCATCGTCACTTCTTACATACATCCCCCGAATCAACCTTATAGACCGAACAAGAAACCCCAAGGCGTATCTCCAGAAAAAAGCGAGGATCGTAGAGCGTATAGTCACCTGGAGAACAAAACAAGCGGTGTTAAGGATGGCGGATGAGATCGTCAATGGTTCACCTGACTATAAGCTTCAAACCAGGTATAATCTCACCGATAGAGATAGCAATATCAAGAAACTAGTAGAAGCTAATACACCTGTAAATCTACTGCAAGAGAAAGGTCTGGATGGAAGTCCTATCAGGCATTACATACAGCTCCAAGTTAAAGACGAAGGTGAGAACTATACGTTTTTTGACGGACACGCTATCATCAAGATCTCTGAGCGAAAAAATATCCTGCTGACCAAGGTACAAAGCCGAGACCTCACCCGTAAGGAATACATATCAGGGGGAGATTATAATATTACCATCAGCGGCAAAATAGTCAGTCCCTACCAAGATGTATACCCGACAAAAGAGGTCATGGACTTGATCAAGATATTGAAACATAAGGACGTGATAACATGTCAATCCCCATATCTCGATATGTTCGAGATTAGCACCATTCTTATACTATCCTATGACCTCCCTCAAGCAATCGGTTTCTCAAACGTACAGAACTATACGATTAACGCCGTGTTTGAGAGAAATACGGAAGCGTTAAAGTTCGAGGAGAAAGAAAAACAGGAGATATTATCTGCAAAGCAGGTAATGCAAGAAGAAATCGCCAAACGTGAGGCTTGGTTAGCCGCCAACCCGGAGCAAGTCGTTTCCAAGGCCAGCCTAAAAGATTACCTGCGTAAGTTCAACCCCAAACAATTTATTCAATTACAAAACTGGATATAATGGAAATACATGGCTTAAGCATGCTGAATTGCCTTATCACGATTGGAGACGAAGATCCTAACGACACACTGCACATCTTAAACAAGATCACTGTCAACGAGGTTGTAAACCTCCAGATCAAAGATTCCTACCAGACCCTTATCAATACAGCCACGGTGGAGTTCACGAGACAGATCACGATCAAATCCTCTTTGAAAGACGAGTTCGGAACCAGAGAGGTCAAACTTGTGGGTGACAAGGATAGCTTATTCAAAAGAGGTAAGCGCATCAACATAAAACTCTGCTACGGGATAGACGAAAACCTCAAAACGATGTTCGATGGATATATCACTTCTATCATTTCTGGGAACCCATTCACTCTTGAGTGTGAGGATATGGGGTATATATTAAAGCAGACAGCCCTAGATCCGATAGAGACCAGCGCAAAAGGTACCAAGATAAATGAATTTGTGCCGAAGATACTGAAAGGTACCGGAATAAAACTTCATCCCAGCACGAAAGAGATGAACATGGAGATAGGCCAGATTATTTACCCGCAAAGCTGCACGGTGGCCGATATATTGAATCGATTCAAGAAATGGGGTATCATGTGCTATATGAGAAATTATAACGGTGTTCCTCATCTAGCTATAGGCAGGACATTCTTCTCAGTCAACACCTCTGAGTCGTTACTGAAAGATATGCCGGATACCCCCTACGATATAGAGTTTGATGAAAACGTGGCAGAGGATAACCTGTCCATCCACAAATTAGATCCAGCGCTCATGGCGTTAGAAGCTATCGCCATGTACCCGGATAACTCCATGTTTAAAGCGACTATCAGAAGAGACCCAAAAGACACATCCAAGTTTCAAGTGATTAATGAGACAAAGATAAGCAAGAACCAGTTAAAGAACACTTTATTATCAGAATATGATAAAAACAACAACCTTACGAACCAATATGGCGGCAAGAACACTAAAATCGATCTTTCTGCTTATAACATTCGTACTTTTCATGAATATAACGTCAACCGTAACACTCTTATCAAGAATGCAGAAGCGAAATTCGGGGAGATATCCCAGACCGGAATCGATGGAGATATTACGATCTTCGGTGATTTTGGATTACAAGCCGGATGCAAGGTACGACTGACGGATAATCTTAATCCCGAGAGAAACGGGACCTATGTTGTAAGCGAGGTGATAACAACTTTTGGGGTAAGAGGTTATAGACAAAAATTAAAGATTCCATACAAATTAAGTGATAAATAATGGCAGATTATAACAAACTATCAGAGGCACTTAGAAGGATCGTACAAGCTCCTGAGAACAATTTGATGATATTACATGGATTCGTGGCTAAATATACATCAGGTGACAAAGGGGCTGTAGGAACCATTGACTTCATCTCCATGGACGGAACAGTAAGGATACCCGAGATACCTATAAACGCCATACCCGGATTAACCAAGGGGCAGGTGATCGTCCCAACCATTAAGTCAGATGTTACGGTATTATGGGCCGTAGGTACCGGAAACGCCTCTATATTATCCTTCTCTCATATCGACACCTACAACACTATCTCAACCAAAGAGGTAAATATAGGCGTTACCAGCGAAATACCGGACGATAGCGTTGATTATAACGAGCTACAGGAAGATGGAAACAAGAGCGTAACCACGTATACCAATTCGTCAATAACATCTACCGTCCTAGACAAGACCGGTTCAGCCACCTCATCTATCACCACTGACAAAATAACATCCGAGGTAGGATCGTCAAAGATGGAAGTCGGGAAAGAGCAAATAAAGGAAAGCGTAGGTAATTCCTATGAGAAACTGGATAACTCCGGTGTTACGATAGAGGGACAGCAAATATTTATTGGCGAGGGGGCTACAGAACCGGCGGTATTGGGAACCCAGCTTGTCAATCTCATGGTAGAGTTTATTACAGAGTGCTCAAAAATAACCACACCTACCATGTTAGGGACTATGCCGATCGTTAATCTCGCCAATTTCATACCGTTCCTCGCTAAATGTAACTCATTCTTATCACAAACCGTAAAAGTAAAATAATGGCAAGACAAAAACTAAACCAAGACCTAGATTATGGGTTGATAGATATGCCTGATCTTGATATATCCAACATATGCAGGAACTTGTACGATAGTTTTTATAGTAGCTGCTACCATAAAGAAAAGGCTTAGACATGGAAATATTGCCTTCGTTCCCACCGTGATCGAGCAAGAGTTCGGTGGGAAGTTCGATAATTATATGACCGCTTACTCTTGGGGATATTATATCCGAAATATCATGCCAGACCCTAATAATTTTAAGAGATCAAATCATACAGAGATTCCACAAGACCTAGTCACCTCCAGCCTAGAGGATAGAAAAAATTTTCTTAAGGGATTGCTCAAGGAAGTAAATATAAAGAACAACGGCAAGTATGAGTTCATGAGCCGATCGGAAAAGTTCGCCAATCAATTAGTGGATATATTAAGGAGCGTAGGAGCCATAGCCACTATCACGAAAAGCAAGGGAAAAGGTACGGTTATAAAATATTATGTCCGCTTCTCTTTTGATCCGAGATTTAATAAGATGATAAAACCAACCATAACCCCAGAACATAGAAGATATATAAGACAAGTGATCGAGCTGGACGATCCTAAAGAATGTAGATGTATAACACTTGATAGCGATGAGCAACTGTATATCACGGACGATTTTTTGGTCACTCACAATTCATATATAGGTAGCGCATGGTTGGTAAGCAGTTGTATGCGGTTTCCAAACATACGTGCCGTGGTAGCACGTAAGACCATCAAATCCCTGAAAGAATCAACTTTCATAACAATTAAGAAAGTGATGAAAGAATGGGGATTGAAAGAGGATGAGAATTTCTGCATAAACAACATAGAAGGAACGATAACTTTCTGGAACGAATCCGTAATCATGATGAAAGAAATGGCTGATCTTCCAGCTGACTTGGATTTCTCCCGTTTCGGTTCGATGGAAGCAACGATCGTATTTGTTGATGAGGCATCCGAGATATCTGAAAGAGCGGCAGATGTTATGTTCTCCCGTATTCGTTGGAAAACATCGGAGACATTCAAGACACCCAAGATGTTCTTGTCTTGTAACCCGGCGGCATGTTGGCTGCGTGAGAGGTTCGTGCAAGATGAGGAAGGGAACCCCGTAAAATGCAGGGATGGCGAGGTATTTATCAGATTCTCCATATTTGATAATCCGGATGAGAGCTTTCGGCAAATATATGAGGCTTCTTTGAACAAGATCAAGAATAACGCCACAAGGGAACGTCTTCTGTATGGAAACTGGGATTTCGTAGAAGCGAACGCCATGACGCTGTATAAAGGTTTCTCCGGAGATAAGCATCTTGTTCAAAACTTAAAAGAAAACGTATATGATCCGATGAAACCGTTGATCTTAGGGTTTGACTTCAACGTATTTCCGCATATGACATGTGAGGTTGTACAAATTGATTGGGAGAATAAGAACGTGTATTTTTTGGAGGAATTTCTTGGAAAACCAGAGGACAAGCTAAATAACACACCTAAGTTCGCCCAGTATGTAAAAGATAAGTTATTGGAATCAAAACAGATCGGAGGAGTGGTATTGACTGACGATCCCGCTGGATTGGCTAGAAACACGCAAACCGAGGATGGCGTAAACAATTTCACCATTATCCAGTCTTGCATGAATAACACCATATTAAGGCCAAAACAGAACATACTAGCCAAGCAACCCCCTCAGAAGAACCGTGTTGATTGGATCAATGAGTTATTCGATGGTCTGGATGGATGGAATATTTATATCGACTTAAGGTGTAGGAAATTGACCGAGGATTTGGTCTATCAGATCAGAAATGAGGATGGAACAAAGAACAAGCAAAAAGTCACAGATCCCAAGACGAAGGTAAGATATGAGAAATATGGCCACTGTTTTGCCGCTGGAACGATGATAACCACTAAGGAGGGAGAAATACCTATAGAAAATGTAAAGGCTGGCGATTACGTATTGACAAGGGAAGGATACAAGAAAGTAACTTTCTCGGAAATAACAGGGAAGAACGTAATGGTTAAGGATTACTCCATAGGGGACACAAATATCACTTGTACCCCAGATCATCTTTTCTATACGATAGAAGATGGCTTTGCAGAAATAGATAAGATAATACAAAAAACATTTGTAACATGCGAGAAGACGAAAAAGCTATCCGTAAGGAAATCTAACGAAAGGATTATAGATAAGGTCTATGACATCACGGTAGAGGATCGGCATGAATTTTTCGCTAATGGTATATTGGTTCATAACTGCACAGATGTCCTTGATTATATCCTCTGTACATTCCTTTCTAAGAGCTGGCTCAAATACCAGCGAGGAGGACAAACAGGAACCGTATTAACAACATCAATAATTAAACCACAATTCAGTTACTAAATGGAAAATAACAGATTTTTGTTGGATAGTGATTATTTAGAGATAATCACCAAGGAAGCCCTGGAACAAATAATCCAACCGGGAAACGAGTATAAGTTTATACAAGCCGAGGAATTGGCAGAGATGTCGATATTAGAGAACCTGGTGGAGAATTATGAGATTGAGAATGAGTTAATGAAAGGTAAGGCTATCAGGATGTATGATAGAAGGATCAACTATCCCGTAGGGGCGTATATCCAGTACGAGGATAATATCTATAAGGTGATCCGTTCTATCAGTGGCTATAAGGTTCCCACCGACAAGATTTATTGGGAAGAGTCAATCGAGATCCAAGAACTTATCAACGCCGATCCTTACTCCCAACTATTGACCTATCGACCGGGGGATTTGGTTTGCTACAATGGGATCGTGTTTGAGTGCATGATTGAGAATGGTTACGAGTTCAATGACATACGAGTTCCATTATCAAACTGCTGGGAGAAAGCGGAACCGTTAAAATGGACTCCTACCCCATTCCAGCTATACGATCCGGTAAGTTATGGTGACAACTTTTATCAACTGTATGAATTAACCGATTATGATGAGACAATATCACCAGACTTACGACCTCAATGTTGGGGTGAGATATTACCATATGATCCGAACTATAATGAATATGAGTTATCGCCACATGAATTTGTGGTCTACGATGGAAAGGTATTCTATCCTACGTTGAACGTGAATAGTGACATCCCAGAGATCGGGAAGAACTTAGCGTTGGAGGACCCCAGGCATAAGAACATCAAGAAGCACATGGTCAGATTAGCCCTTTACGAGCTTACCAAGAACATTTCTCCCAATAATGTATCCATTACTAGGTCAAACGATTATGAGACATCTATGGCCTGGTTAAAGGACGCAAACAGACTGAAGATCAACCCCATGATTCCAAGAAAAGTGGACAATACCGGCAAGCCAACTACGGACTGGGGGATAGCTACTTTTCAGAAGTCATACGATCCTTACTTGAATCCTTGGCAGGTGTGACATAGGAAAAATGATGAACGTAACAGGAAGGAGATAGAGGGTGTGTCAAAACTCAAATTTTGAAATATGAACTTATAATTTGAAATTTGATCATATTAAAAGACCAAAGAAAGGGTCGTATCATTACTCAATACAGAGCTTGATACGGCCCTTTTAAGTGTTATTGTTACAATTTGTCAATATCGCTTATTTATTAAGCCTTTCATAAAGAACAAAATCTATTACCCTCCTATTAAGCTCGTCTATCCTACCCCAATCAGGCTTAATATAGATATCCGTTATAGGCAAGGCAGAAGCATGATTTAAACCTTTAGCTACATTATCAATATCTGCGCCGATATCATTCCTCGCTATAGTGGCCCACGAATGGCGAGCCGAATAAGTAATATTTAGAAATGCAATAAAAAACAGAATGGTGCGAATTAAACGTAAATCGTTTATAATTAAGCATTTTACAAGAATTGCATGATAGTCAGACCTGCAAAATAAAACAAAATATTGCAGCGTTTCAGTTACCAGACTGTTAGCCGCCTGTTTCGGAAACAACGGCAGGTAACCGGATTTTTACCGGTAGAGGCAGAACGGATTTTTATTCACTGTTTATCAATGTTTTGCATACCAAAGAACGCTTTTGAAAGGAGTATTTTTACAACCTAAAAAAGAGCGTATGAAAGTGGAAAAATTCAAGGTATTGCTCTACCTGAAAAAGAGCGAGCCGGGCAAGACCGGCAAGGCCCCGATCATGGGACGGATCACCCTCAACCGCACGATGGCGCAGTTCAGCTGCAAGCTCTCCTGCACCCCCGGGCTGTGGAACGCGCGTGAGAGCCGGCTGAACGGCAAGAGCCGGGAAGCGGTGGAGACCAATGAAAAAATAGAAAGACTGCTGCTTGCCGTACACTCGGCCTTCAATTCCCTCATGGAAAGAAAAAGGGATTTCGATGCCGCTGCGGTCAGGGACATGTTCCAGGGCAATGCGGGCATGCAGATGACCCTGCTCAAACTTCTCGACCGGCATAACGGGGAAATGAAGGCCCGTGTTGGTGTGGACCGTGCGCCCACCACACTCTCGACCTACCTCTTCACCTACCGCACGCTTTCCGAATTCATCAAGGCGAAATTCAAGGTTACGGACCTTGCCTTCGGGCAGCTCAACGAGCAGTTCATCCGCGACTACCAGGATTTCATCCTTCTGGAAAAGGGATATGCCGTGGACACGCTTCGCGGCTACCTGGCCATCCTGAAAAAGATCTGCCGCATCGCCTACAAGGAGGGCCACTCGGAGAAATACCATTTCTGCCACTTCAAGCTGCCCAAGCAGAAGGAAAGTACGCCGAGGGCATTGAGCCGTGAGAATTTCGAGAAACTGCGTGATCTGGAGATACCGGAAAAACGCAGGTCACATATTATCACCAAAGACCTCTTCCTCTTCGCCTGTTACACCGGCACCGCCTACGCGGATGCGGTAAGCATCACCCGGGAGAACCTTTTCACTGACGACGGGGGCAGCCTCTGGCTGAAGTACCGTAGAAAGAAAACCGACTACCTCGGACGTGTCAAGCTGCTTCCGGAAGCCGTCGCGCTGATTGAGAAATACCGGGACGATACCCGCGAGACTCTTTTCCCACCACAGGACTACCATACCCTCAGAGGAAATATGAAAGCCCTGCGTCTGATGGCGGGACTCAGCCAGGACCTTGTCTACCACATGGGGAGGCACTCTTTCGCCTCGCTGGTCACGCTCGAGGAGGGAGTACCGATCGAGACCATCAGCAAAATGCTGGGACATAGCAATGTCCGGACCACACAAATTTACGCCCGTGTCAGCCCGAAGCGGCTGTTCGAGGACATGGACAGGTTCATCGAGGCAACCCGTGATTTGAAACTCATTCTTTAACCCTAAAAAATATCATTACCATGCGCAGTACATTCAAGCTCTTATTCTACATCAACCGTAACAAAGTGAAATCGGACGGCACGACCGCCGTCCTCTGCCGGATCAGCATTGACGGCAAGAAGTCAGCCGTTGCCACCGGCATCTATTGCAGGCCGGAGGACTGGGACAGCAAGAAGTGTGAGATCAGAACAGTCAGGGAAAACAACCGCCTCGCCGGTTTCCGTGACCAGCTGGAAAAGGCATACGATAATCTGCTGAAGCATCAGGGAGTGGTCACGGCCGAACTGCTCAAGGCCACCGTGTCAGGTGCCAATTCCGTGCCGGAATACCTCCTGCAGGCCGGAGAGGTGGAACGCGAACGTTTGAGAATCCGCTCGGCAGAAATCAACTCCACCTCGACCTACCGCCAGTCGAAGACCACGCAGCTCAATCTCAGACAGTTCATCGAATCCCGCGGAATGAAGGACATCGCCTTTTCGGACATCACCGAGGAGTTCGCCGAATCGTTCAAGGTCTTTCTTAAGAAGGAGCTGGGCTACAGGAACAGCCACGTGAACCACTGTCTGTGCTGGCTCAACCGGCTCATCTACATCGCCGTGGACCGGGAGATATTGAGAGCCAACCCGATAGAGGATGTGGCATATGAAAAGAAAGAACCGTTAAAGCTAAGGCACATCAGCCGGGGTGAGTTGAAGCGGATGATGGAAACCCCGCTGCCCGACCCGATGATGGAGCTTGCACGCAGGACGTTCATCTTCTCCTCGCTGACCGGTCTGGCCTATGCGGACACGAGAGCACTCCATCCCCGGCACATCGGAAAGACCTCGGAAGGAAGAAAATATATCCGCGTCTGCCGGGCCAAGACGGACGTGGAGGCGTTCATCCCGCTGCATCCCATAGCCGAACAGATACTGGAACTTTACAACACCACGGATGACGACAGACCGGTATTCCCGCTGCCGGTCCGCGACGTCCTCTGGTACGAGGTACATGGAATGGGCGTGGCATTGGGCATGAAGGAGAACCTGTCCTACCACATGGCCCGCCATTCGTTCGGAACCCTGATGCTGTCCTCCGGCATCCCGATAGAGAGCATCGCCAAGATGATGGGCCATACGAACATCAACAGTACGCAGGTCTATGCACAGGTTACCGACCGGAAGATATCCGGTGACATGGACCAGCTGATGAAAAGAAGACAGAAAGGGGATACGGTCCTTCTGACGGAAATGTCCGAATAATGAAATGCCGGCCGGAACCATTAAACATTGGTTCCGGCCGGCATTCTTAAATATTGAACGCCCCCGATTATATCAGGGCCTCATGATAATTATCCTCCAGGAGTTTCTCAATGTCGGATACCTTATACAAAATTTTTCCGCCCAGCCGGATATAAGAAATACGCCCCTGGTCCCTATAATCCTGCAGGCATCTGCGGCTGATTCTTAGCAGGTCCGACAACTCCTTGTCAGAGAGAAAACGCTCGCCGTTAAACAGGGGGCGGTTATCCTCCGCAAGCCTTTCCAGCTTCGTCTGGATGTTATCCAGCAGGCCAAAGAACCGGCAGACACTGCCCGTCTCTTTGCTAATAATCCCTTCCATGCTACTTCCGATTAATTATTCATTCTTTCTTTTTTCTCTCACCGCCTTTTCCTTGCGTTTCATGGCGACATAGGCCATCAGCTTTTCTACGTCCTCCGGCCTGTAATAGATTTTCCGCTGGATTTGGGTGAATGCCAGTCGTCCGGTATCCCGGAGAGTCTGCAGGGTACGTGGAGAGATGTCAAGACGCAGGCAGACATCCTGGTTGTCCATTCACTCTTCCGGTTTCTTTTCCCTGTTCTTTTCATACAAGCGGTCCGCCTGTGCGGACAGGCTCTCAGTCCGAGCCAGCATCTCCTCAAAGATTCCGGCTTCAATGTAATATACTTCCATTTTTCTTGTTTTTATTTAAAATTGCTTCCTGTCAGGAACTCAAATTATTGAAATACAGTTCAAAATACTTTCCAAAGGCACTTCCGGCTGGGTGTCGTGGTTTCCGACTCCCCCTCCGGAGCCGTTTTAAGGAGGATTTCCCGTCATATTACGGCTGGAACAGTTTGTAATCCCGTCCTGTGATCTTCCTTATCACGTCGGCGTTTTCCTTAATATGTTCAACCGGTATGCGGCTTATAACACCGGAAACAGTGAAATCCTTACGTCTGACCGCCCAGACAATGTCTGAGATACATTCGTACACCTGTGCGTCAATATGCAGGGGCTTGCGCCGGTTGGATGAAAAGTTGTTCAGGAGGGCTTCAATATATTTTTTACCTCTTCCTCCGTTATCGTCTTTTTACTCTCCGGCCGGGATGAAGATTCCTTGTGGGGTACCACCTCTTCCAGATCCCCGGAAATGCAGCTCAAATATGAGCCTTTGGCGGCAACTATATCCAGTATCTCCTTCTCGTTGATATGATACGGATTTGGTTTTTTCCTTTCAATGCTGTCCATAACTATGATTTATACATTAATTCCATGTGACAATTGGGCGTTTTGTAAGGCGGACGTTCCCGATGACGGATTATCGTCCTACGCCGCAAAGAAAAAAAGAATAAACGTGGGAAAGGGTACCTTGTCAGCTATAGTCATATATAGACATGAATAGTCAATACCGGCAAAAGACATGACAAACGGCTGTCCGGCGGGAGGTTTGGATTCTCCCCGACGTTGCCGGGATTGTGATATATCAGGTCATGGAGATATTGGCAGACTGCATTATCGGGATAATGACATACCAAGTTACGGATATTGTGATAGATTATGTCGTTGGAGTGTGGAAGTTGCCATAGGGAGGCTCTTTCAGCAAACGGAAGTACGGAAGGTACAGATATTATTGCAGCCATCATCAACAAAGACCGGAACATCACATTGGGAGAACGGTGCTTATCTGCGATATGATTATCATTTCCTCCAGTCATTTTGTATTGAAAGACCGGGAAAAAGTGGTGACGGGTTTGTAACTCTTTATATTTGTAGCTTTGCTATCGACCAGGGCAATGAATAGTACCCGACAATCCAGTTCTTTATCATATCCAATAAATGAAGAAATAGGGCGGCATATCAACGAATACCCACACCGGGGAGTGACGATTATCAATACAACCGGCTTTTATACAGGACGAGAAGTAAAGATGATGTTTATATTAGCCGGGAAGAGGGAAGCGCCGGTCAGCTTCCGGCTGATAAAAAATATAGACACGGAGGCTTTTGTTTCACAAAGTGCCGTTATAGGAGTTTATGGAGAAGGATTCGATCATATCAAAGTAGAATAAGAAAGAAATAAAAAATGATAATGATCATCATGAAAAGCGGCATCTGCCGTGCTTTTGTTCCCGACACAGGATGCGGTGTGACGCAATGGTTCGCATTCGGCGGTGAAATGGCCGCAAGCATGTCATGCTACTATGGACAGACCGCATCAACGATAGAGATAGAAGCGGAAACGGACTGTGAGATGTTTATCGTGGACAAACCGACTTTGGAAAACCTATGTTCCACACAAATAATCCTAAGAAACAATTTGTAAAATTCGAAACAGAAAAGTATGAAGACAATCATTGCAGAGAAATTATCATAACTTGTGATAATTTTTCGGCCAAAATACTACCCGCAGGGCTGGAGATTTTTTCCGAAAACAGGAGGCTTGACCTTGCTTTCCCGTCCAATCCCGGAGTTACCTTTGCGCCCAGAACGAAAATGACTGCCTGATGCGGCCCACTGAAAGGCGCGAAAATGGAGGTAAACGGAAGTGGAGGCAGATTAGACAGGAAAACTTCAAAGGAGAAATCCGTGAAAAGAAGAAACCTAAAAGGAAAAGGAACATTGCCGGAAACATGAAACCGGCAAACCACCTGCAAGGAAGTATGGTTTATCTGTCTGTCCAAACTCGTTTGGTCGGGCGGATAAATCATTCTTCCCAGTTTGCCTGCCGTGGGGACGGCTTGTGCCATTCATGGGCAAGCGGTCATATACAGCTTTCCGCTTACGGCTCAAAGGAACCGCAAAAAGAAAAATCCATAGAAAACCCGTAAAAGCACCTCTATGGCATAAGCATAAAAGAAATGGGTCTTGCATCATCAGTCTAAACCATTGGTTAGGCGTGATGCAAAGCCCTTTTCTCCGCTTATGCGGCAGTCGGTACACGTTCGTACAAACCTGTTTGGGCGATGGTGTGCCGACGGATAAAACCGCTTTTACGGAATGTTTTTATGTTTATATTAGAAATATTTCTTATTATAAAAACGCGCTAATCATTTTGTCATTCGGGTTGTTTTTATTAAATTTGCAGATTATAGCAATAGTTATGCAAATGAAGCGGATAAATCGACTGAAAATAGTGCTTGCGGAACAAGGTAAAACAGGGAAATGGTTGGCGCATGCATTAGGTAAAAATGAATCGACAGTCTCTCGTTGGTGTACAAACGAAGTTCAACCTTCGGTAGAAACACTACTGACGATTGCCGAAACGTTAAAGATTGATATTAAAGAATTACTTTGTTCTACGCAAATGTGTAATCAAGATGATGGCATCCAAATATAAAGCAATCGATTTTTTCTGCGGAGGTGGTGGAATGACTTGCGGTTTAAGACAGGCAGGGATTAACGTTATAGCAGGTGTGGACTTTGATCAAGATGCCAAAGAAACGTATGAATACAATAATTCCGGAAGTGTTTTCATTCAAACTAATATAAAGAATTTACGGAGCAATTATTTTGAGCGAAAATTTGGGATACGGAAAAATGATGACTTTTTGATTTTGGTAGGATGCAGTCCCTGCCAATTTTACAGTATAATTAATACGGATAAGAATAAAGCCTTAAAATCTAAGGATTTATTAAAAAACTTTGCTCGGTTCATCGAATATTATAGACCGGGATATGTATTAGTGGAAAATGTTCCGGGCATAATCACAAATAAAGATAGCATCTTACCTTATTTTCTACGAAAATTGGAAGATCTCGGATATAAAAATCCTGTTTATAAGGTTGTAGATATGAGCTATTACGGCGTACCTCAAAGTCGTCGAAGATTTTCTCTTATCGCAACACGATTGGAAAATGTCAATATACATTTACCTAAGGCGGACGATAAAGAGACCGTATTAGCCGATTATTTAGGTGAAAGGAACGGTTTTCCCAAAGTTAGCGCAGGCCATAAAGACAGTAGTGTGTTTAACCATACGGTTGCCGGATTAAGTGATGTATGTCTTAAACGATTGGCAAAGACCAAACACGACGGCGGGAACAGACTTGATTGGGCAAATGATCCGGAATTGCAATTACCTTGCTTTGTAGGAAAAGACGATTGTTTTAAAGATACATTCGGGCGTATGTGGTGGCATCGACCAGCTTCGACTATTACAACTAAATTTTATAGTATCTCAAACGGACGTTTCGGACATCCGGAAGAAGATCGGGCTCTTTCTTTACGGGAAGGTGCTACATTGCAAACATTCCCGAAAACCTATGTGTTTAAAACAAATAGTATTGCCGCAACGGCAAAATTAATCGGCAATGCAGTTCCGTGTGAATATGCTCGGCGATTAGGTGAAACGATAAAAGCACTGGAAAACAATGGCACAATTTAAAACTCGGGCAAGAGCTCTCGACTTATTGGGACGGCAACAAATTGCCGGTATCCCTACAGCTATTAACGAGCTTATAAAAAATGCACATGATGCGTATGCGGATAAATTCGATATCGATTTTCTCCGATGTAATAATCTGCTGGTATTACGTGATGACGGGCTCGGTATGACAAAAGAGGAATTTGAAACTCGTTGGCTTACGCTCGGGACCGAAAGTAAATTGGCAAATAAAAAAAGCAGTTTACCGCCTATTGACATATCAAAGCCAAGACGTCCTATCATGGGAGAAAAAGGCATAGGAAGATTGGCTATTGCATCAATAGGAAGTCAGGTTTTAATCGTATCGAAAGCAAAATTAAGATCTAAAGAATATGATATTGTTGTGGCTTTCATTAATTGGGAGATATTCGAGTTGCCGGGGATTAACTTGGAGGATATTGTTATTCCGGTAAGAGAATACTCTCATATGCCGAATGCAGCCGATATTGACAGTATTAAAAATGAAGTAATACAATCCCTTGATAAATTAAATCAAAAAGAACTTATTGACGACAAGGATTTTGAAAAAATAAAAAGTTCTATCACGTCTTTTAAAGTTGACCCACACCAACTTTCTTTACAACTACAACAAGGATTTGAATTAACCAATGGCTGTGGTGGAACTCAATTTTTCATCTCCCCAGTTTACGATACGATTATTTCCGATATAGAGGGAGACGGCAATTCGGACGAAGCTACAAAAATCGAGAAAATGTTGATGGGATTTCACAATACAATGACCCCCGATCATCCTACTCCCGTCGTTGACATTTCATTTAGAGACTATAGGGCGAATGACGGTAGTTTTGTCAGCATCATAGATAAAGAACACTTTTTTACCACGGAAGAATTTGAATTGGCGGATCACCATTTTCAAGGGCAATTTGATGAGTTCGGACAATTCAAGGGATTAGTAAAAATATATGGAGAAAAAACATTTGATCACATTGTAAATTGGCGGGATAACTATTATAGAGAAACCGAATGTGGTCCGTTTAAAATTAACTTGGCGTATTTACAAGGAGAATTGAAAAGTTCTCGTGTAGATGTCGAAAATTATGCCAGGATTAAAGCCAAAGGAGATAAATTCGGAGGTTTATACATATATAGAGATAATATTCGAGTTCTACCGTATGGTGACTCCGATTATGATTTTCTGGATATTGAAAAAAATCGTTCGAAACGAGCATCAACATATTTCTTTTCTTATCGACGAATGTTCGGTGCTATTGAAATAGCGGACCGAGAACACAGCGGTTTGGTAGAGAAAGCCGGACGCGAAGGTTTTATTGAAAATAAAGCATATCGCCAACTTCAAGCGATTTTAAAAAATTTCTTTGTACAACTTGCCGCTGATTTTTTCAGCGAAAAAAACAAAACGGCACAATCGGAATTCTTCAATCAGAAGAAAGACGAGTTCAATGCGTACCATAACGCACTTGAACGTCGGGATAAATTGGCCAAATCGAAAAAGGAGAGATTTGCTCGTGAGCTCGATATCTTTTTTGCCGGTTTAACGGAACATAAATTCGAAAACGAACTGGAAGAATTACTTACGAATTTTAGGAACGATTTACATTCGGTTTTATACATTAACGATGCGGATGAAGCAAGCCAGAAGATAATAGATCTGGAATTTGCCATGAGACAAAAAGTTTCCGATTACAGAAAAAGAATATCGGTGACAAGTCCTAAAGGATTTGCAATGTCAAAATCAATGAGAACGGATTTTGACACGTACCTTAATGAGTTTAAAATTCTGGAACAAACGGTATTTAAAAATATCAATGAAAATATCGATCAGCTAATCGATGATTATACGGCACAGTTGAATCTGGAAATAAGTAAGCGAAAGCGGTTGGAGCAAGCGGTGGAACTGATTTCAGCCGAAGCTCTGTCACTTAATAAGAAGAAGAAAAGCGAAACCAATGATGTTGTTTCCGATGTTTCTCGCAAAATTAAGGATCTTACGAATGAACTGATAATCGATTTGGATAATCAAATACGAAGCGTAAAGAATCAATTCAAATTATTGGCAACCGATAAAGCCGATAACTTTGATTTGGTAACGGAACGCAAGAGAATGGAAGCAGAAATAGAATCCATAAGCAGTCGAAATACGGATGTTATGGAACGCATAATTCGACAATTTGAAAGTTTCTATGTCGAAAAAAACGAAGACGGTCAAATAATTACAAATGACCAAATAGCGGAAGCCGCTTCGGAAGAGTTAGAGGAATTGCGGGAACGATTGCAATCGGACGTTGAATTAAGCCAATTAGGATTGGCTGTCGGAATATTGCACCATGAATTCAACGGTACGGTTAATTCGATTCGACATAGTCTGAAAGATTTAAAAGCATGGTCGGATGTAGATATCAAATTGGAAGGAATATATAAAAACATCAAGGTAAATTTCGAACATTTGGACGGCTATTTAAATTTGTTTACCCCGTTAAATCGACGATTGAATCGACGTCGGGAAGACATATCTTTATTGGATATTAAAACATTTTTAATAGATTTGTTCAAATCCCGTCTTGAACGACACAATATAGCTTTTAAACATACTAACGGGTTTGCAGGTCGAAAAATACACGGATTTCGTTCTACATTCTATCCTGTATTTGTGAATATCATTGATAATGCCATTTATTGGTTAAAACAAAGTGATGTTCCTGAAAAAGTTATTCGGTTGCATGCGGATGATACGGGAATATACATTTCCAATAACGGTATTGAAATAAAACCCCAAGATAAGGAACGAATCTTTGAATTAAGATTTTCCAGAAAGCCCAATGGAAGAGGATTGGGGTTGAGTATCAGTAAAGAGGTTTTGAATGCAGAGAACTATGATATATTTGTGGCACAACCTAAGGAAGGCTCTACAGTTACTTTTAAAATTCAAAAAATGCAATAAAAATATGGCAGACAGATTTATTGAGCAATCGAAAGAAATTGCAAACAACTTTATACAAAATATTGTTTTTATTGATGACAAAGCATATAAGAATGATATGACTAACAATGCATTTAGCGCATTAGATGTATCGAATGTATTTGCACAATCTGGAAAAATCTGTGCTGTATATGCACCCAAATCCATTTCTGATGTTAATAGTTACAATACTATACTAAATAAAGCAGATGTTGTCATTTTAGATTGGTATTTAGATATAGAAAAGGAGGAGAACCAAGTTGAAGATCCCGATGCAGATGCAGATAATGACGATCCGCGCGGAGAGTTTACATTAAAATTGATATCTGATTTATATCACAAACTGGGATGTTGAAACTGTTAATTGTGTATACTGGAGAAACGGATTTATTTGAAATTACGAACAGTATATATCAGAAAGTGGATCAGCATTCTTTTCATAAAGGAGATTGCGTTATTCAATCTTTAAATTCTAAGATATTAGTTAGAGCTAAAAAACAAAATTCGGAAACTCAATTTGCACATAATCCGGAATTGAAAGATAAAATAGTATCGTATGAAAGCCTTCCGACTTTGATTGTTGAAGAATTTGCAGACATGACCAACGGTTTGTTATCGAATTTTGCTTTATCTTCAATATCGGCAATAAGGAATAATACATCCAGAATGTTAAGCGTCTTTTCTCCCAAATTAGATCCGGCATATCTCGGGCACAAAATATTATTGGAAAACACATTCGAATCCAAGCAACTATTAATAAAATTATTTGGCGAAGCTATTTCGGAATTATTGGAGACAACAGATATTGATACAAAGGATTGGGTTGATAACTGGATTGAAAACCGTATTACAGACGAAACGATAAGTATAAATGGAGTGTCTATTGGCAAATCGAAAGACCTTTTAAAAAAAATGTTTAGTTCCGAGCAACCTCGACTTAAAGATAAATATACAGAAGCTTCAGGAAAAGATATGTCAAATAAAGACGAGGGGAAATTACAATCGCATACCATAGAGTTATTTGCATATGATGGTATCGATGTGAATAAATCGAATGTAGATTTTGCCATTTTGACGCATCATAAAAATATATTTCAACCTGCTATTGGGGCTCCGATATTAACACTTGGAACAGTTATAAAATCTGTAGACAAGTATTATGTTTGTATTCAACAAAGATGCGATTCGGTGAGAATTAAGGAGGAAAGACGATTCTTATTTTTACCTTTAGAAGAAAAAGGCGAATATCCGTTAATTGTGAATAATGAATTGAAATTATTTCCAAATAAATCTTCATTTGCAATAAAAACAGTGAAATTCAAGCCAAAAGAAGGTGCTACAATTATTCAAGCATCAAAAAAGGAGGACAAATATGTATTCTATTCTTCCTATGGAGAAACTTATGAGTGGGTGGTGGACTTAAAAGAAATGCAAGCACAACGTATTTTAAACAGTTACTGTGCACAACTGTCTCGCGTAGGATTGAATGAATCCGAATGGTTAAGACTTATCGCAAAGCAATAATATAGGCTATGTCAGATATTTTTTCTCAAACTAAAAGATCGGATATAATGTCAAAAATATCAAGTAAAGACACTAAACCGGAAATTTTAGTTCGTAAGTTCTTATTTTCAAAAGGATTCAGATATCGTATTAATGTCAAAACATTGCCGGGTAAACCTGATATAGTTTTGCCTAAATATAAAACAATAATATTTGTGAACGGATGTTTTTGGCATGGGCATAATTGCAAAAAGGGAAAATTACCATCCTCAAATACAGATTTCTGGAAGGAAAAAATATCAAACAACAAATCGCGAGATGCCAAAAATTCCGATTTACTTGTAAAACTCGGCTGGAAAGTTATAATTATATGGCAATGTGAAATTAGTAAGATTGATAATAGGACAAAAATACTTAATAAGCTACTGGAGGATATTAAACAATAATAATCACGAGATATTAAATCTAAAATATAAATGCATTAATCGGGAAAATATAGAAAAACTTATTCTATAATTCCGATTTTTGTCTTATCGTTGCGTTTGAAGAGTTCTTTGAAGGTTACGCAACGTACAGAAAAATAATGCAGCAGATAACTAACTTAATCGTAACCTATTACTATTATGAGTAATAAACTTATGCTCATTTCCAACAAATTACACTCTTTTCGTAACTTCTTACCACGGCTTTTTCATTTAAGAAATATTGTTCATCGCTTGTAATTGTAGTAAAAATGCTTATATTCGTGCACAGCGATGCGGAAGCACCGCCTTAGGTGTTTCTTCTTATCGTTCATTTTTATTTTTTTTATAGGCGGAATTCAATAGAATATGATGTTGATATTGTCTTCCGCCTTTGTTTTTGCAATAGCAAAAATACGATTTATTTCGTTGATATACAACTTTTTATACGCAATATTACTAAAAAAGAAACACCTTGACTGTCTTCGTGGCAGCATCATGACTCATTTGAGAAAATTTGTATCCTCAGTCCCTGAATACCGCAGAACAAGCAGAGGAAACTTCAAACACAAACTTGAAGATATACTCATGCTCGTAATATTGGGCAGACTCAGCAAGTGTATTACCAGAGCTGAAATACTTCAATTTGGCAAACGTCACTTGAAACGCCTGCAGTCGAAAGGGTTATTTCCGTATGGGTTACCCTCAGAAGCTACGCTCTGCCGTGTGTTTCAAAGCATCGACGATGAAAAGATGGCTGATCGAATGTCTGCTTTTGCAGAGGTTTTCCGCAAGGAAATATCCGCTTCGGCAACTGACATCATTTGTATTGATGGCAAGGCCATGCGAGGTACCTTGTACGACAACGGACGCAACCCTAATATCGTCTCTGCATATTCACTCCGTTCCAGCTTTACTTTGGCTACTGATGTTTGCAAAGAGAAAAGTAATGAAATCAAATCCGTGCCCCGACTATTGGATAAACTAGATGTGTCAGGATGTGTCGTCACAGCAGATGCCATGTCATGCCAAAAGGGGATAATAGACAAGATTAGAGGTAAAGGAGGCGACTTCGTGATCGAACTCAAGGCGAATCAAAGATCTTTGCGCTATGGGCTTGAAGACTCTATAAAAGCCACCACCCCAACTGATATCTACAAGGAAGGTCCATACTTGGAACACGGCAGGATTGAGTCAAGGGTATGCCGTATATTCCGTGGGGAAGAACTGATTGCCGACAGGGAGAAATGGAATGGAAATTTGACAGTTATAGAAATACTCACATCTACGGAGAAAAAGTCTGATGGCAGAAGTACGTCTGAACAGCGACTGTATATTTCAAGCCTGGATAGCAGTGCAGAGCGGCTTAGTCAGATAACCAAACAGCATTGGGCTATTGAAAGCATGCACTGGGATCTTGACCGCAACCTCCGCCAGGACAGCATAAAGCGTAAGGCTGAACGAGCGGCTAGGAACCTGGATACAATTCAAAGGATGGTGTTGGCACTGATTGCCGTTTGGAAGAACAGAAGGAAAAAAATATCAGATAAGCAAAAGGGAACGGCGCAGATAATAAGGGAGCTGGCGGTAAGCTTCACTAACGTGTTGCATTTTCTGGCTCAAAAATGAGAAAAATTCAGATTTGATATATTCGTAACGCATTGATTACCAATAATGGTATTTCCGCCCATGCCGCATTGGCATGGGTATGGGAATGGTACGCCCAATTCAAAGCTTAAATGAAAAAGCCGTGACTTCTTACGACTACAGACAAAAATACAAATAAAAATACAACGGCTTGTCAAATTGGATAAAAAACGTCTATATCGCAAATCTTAATTCCCTGTATCGCAAAGACAACATTAACTTATTCTTCTGATTATCAATCATAATAATATTCAAAATAGATACTCTACATTTTTCTTTTTGGGGATCTTCTTCAAATTTGGCGGTATCCCCCTCCTGATCCGCTTCTCTTTTGGGGATATAATGATACTAGATAACAGGCGGAACACCTTTAAATCCCCTGTCATGTATTATATTATCATGGATAGCCAGTTTTTGTTATCGCGGAGGGGCGGTGAAAAGAAAAAATGATTGCGGAAGGAGGCCGTGAAACCAGTCTCCGGAAAACAGGATACGACGGAGATCAGATACTGTGAAAAAAGAAAAAAATCCCCACCGGAGATGAATGAACCGGCAGGGAACGTAACAATAAAGGAACGGGCTCTCTCAACCCTTGATGTAACCGTACTTTTTCAGGTCGTCCATGAAATGCTCCGGCGTGTCGGTCCTCACCGTCACCCCGTGCAGTTCATGGTAACGGTTAGAGAAATTCACCATGTACTCCTTATCGGTGCACCCGCTGTCAAACCAGCTGCCCTCACGCAGGAGACGTACAAACTCGGAAGGGTCGGAGGCGGTAATCCTGCCGCCATCCGCCAAAATATACATATGCCTGTTCATGCCGATAATTTTTTAGTTCTCAGTTTATAATATAGTTTCTGTTCACCATCCAGGAAGGGGATGTCCTGGAGCGCGGTGGCCGCAGGCACCTGCCCCTTTGTGGCAAAGGTAACCAATTTGTGGAGAAACAGCACCCAGTTACGCATTTTTGTGAAGTTGGTCGTTCCCGAATGCTGGCGGAACTCGACCGTCTTGTGCCGTGAGTAGGCCTCGAGATTCACCTTATGGTAACGGTTGCCGATCCTGCTTTTCAGATCGTCCACCGTCCGGGCGGAACGTATCATCCCGTCAGAGACATGGCCCAGTCCACGGCAATAGTAGTTATCCCTGCGGGATGCCGGCATGAACTTGTCGATGACCGGTTCCAGATGTTTGTAACTCAGGGCCAGGTTACGCCAGGTCTCCATGCTGAAACCGGCGGCATCGATATGCACGTGAAGCCCGCAGCTCCCGTTCACTTTCATGTCACACAGGTCGAGCACCCAGCAGACCTTCTCCAGCTCCCGCAACCCTGCTTCGCCGACAAGGATCGGACTGACCAGCTCGAAGGTGTCGTTTCCGTTTATACTGCTGTCCGTCACGAGTTTCCAATGCGGACGGGTGGTATGGTTGTAACTTTCCACCGTAACCTCGATATCGGCCTCCCTGAGCTCGCGTGCGAGCCGTTCACGGGAGCAGTTGTAAGCCTCGATCTCGATACCGAACTTGCGGTTGAAAGTGTAATCCGGTGCGGCTGCCAACGGTTGAACGTTCGGACCGCCCTCACGTTCCCTCATCCGGCGCAGGGCATTCACTACAAAGCCGTAGTTTCCGTTGGTCACCATTCTCGCGATTTCCGCACGGGGAACACCCAGAAGATACAGTTGCCGGATCTTGCTCGTCTTTGTCGTTTCTTGTACTAAAATGTTTCTGATTTGCTCGTTCATTACTTGTTTCCTCCTTTATTTTTCGCTTTACTAAAGTAATGCTTTTACAGGAGAAGTCGTAATTATAAGAACCTTATTATCATGCCATTAGCTTACTTTATCTTAGGCTAAAACTCCTTATTTAAGGTGTCTATACCCTGACATCCGCTACCGGTCGGTATCGGATTCCTCCAGGCCGATGGTACGGCATATCTCCTCCACCAGTTCAGGAAGGCCGGAGCTTTTCTCCTGACGGGGATCGGGTGGAAACAGCGTGGAGCGGAAGACACCCTTGCAGACAGGGTCCGCCTCCCTGTTGTAGCGGAGGGTGTTCGGAATGTGTGAGGACAGCAGCCGCAGCCCCATCTTGTCGATGACCCGGTTCCAGGCGTCATACAAATCCTTCCGCCCCCGCCTGTCCACCATGTTCCAGAACAGCCAGGTCCCTTTCAGGTTGCAGTTCTTCCTGGAGACCAACTCCTCTTCCAGAGCCTTGGTAAACTGCAGGGAACTCTGCATGACGATGTTGTCCGCCTTGATCGGGATGAAAATGTAGTCCATCGCAGCAACAGTATAGACCACCCCCTCGCTGCGGAGCGTTCCGGGAAGGTCGAAAAGCACGATATCGAAAGTTTCCCCCTTTTCGTCCATATAACGACGCAGGTCCTCCACCGCCTTTTCCGGATCGCTTTTGATGACCGGATAGGCAAGCTTCCGGATTCTCTCGTGCTGCCGGTAAAGGCTCACCTTCAGGTCGTCATTTTTCATGACACTCTCCATGTCCCTCTCACGCATCAGGGCGATGCTGTGCTGCGGGTAGTCACAGTCCACAACCGCCACACGCAGGCCTTTGCGGTAATGCAGCACACTGGCCAGCAGTACCGTAAAGACGGATTTTCCCACGCCACCCTTCTGGCTGGCGACGGCAACCAACAACTCTTTTTCTTTTTTCATCATACTTCTTGCATTAAATGTTAAACACTATTATGACCGGCCGGGCAGGGACTCTTCCAGAATCATCTCCACCGTTTCCCTGTATTCTTCCAGATGCCGCGAGACAAGGTGGTTGATGAACCCCTCCAGCGTGACCTTCCCATTTCTCGAGGCTCCCGCCAGGATGGACAGTTTCCGGTGCAGGGCGGCAGGAATATGCAGTGACCGGCGCTGCACGCCCGCAATGCCACGCAGGTATTCCTCCCCATAGACGGACGGCTGCATGGGGCCGCTTTTCCTTGCGGGACGCATTATGTCGTTACCGGACATTCCACGTCCCTTCCGGGGACAGGCAGGTGCTTCCCCCATGATCTCACGGATGCGGTCCGCGTCCATCCCGCCGGGACCAATCCGGTCTTTTACGTTCTTTCCTGTCAT